ACTTTATATAGGTCGAGCTATATCGAGCATTCTGGCATAAAGGGAATGAAGTGGGGCGTTCGTCGATATCAAAATGAGGATGGCACACTTACAGAAGCCGGAAAGAAACGGTATAGTAAAGCGCCTTTTCAAAAGAGATTCGCATTGTTTGAAAATGGCATAATGAATCAAAAGGCTACAGACAGGTTGTCTAGTTATGCGGACTATAGAGTTAAAACTCGTGGCGCGATAAATGCTATTAACGACGAGCGAAATCAATACAGCAAAACCAGGTTAATTCGTGGAGCTGAAACTGCCGCTATAGCTACGGGTTCGGTATTTGCAGCGGCGCTTGTCGGGCTTCCGTATGGTGCGGTGGGAGCTGGTGCAGCTGTCGGAAAACATTATGTTAACAAATATTTGAACAGTAAATCCGAAAAATATATGAACCGTAACATAGAAGCTATAAAGCTTGCCACTACAAAGTACGGGTCTAAACGATAAAAGAGATATTTTACATTAAAGAGGAGGTGACTGATTACATGCAGGTGGACTATATTAGTCACCACGGTATAAAAGGACAGAAGTGGGGTAAACGGCTTTATCAATATGAAGATGGTAGTTTAACTCCATTAGGGCGCTTGCGGTATGGAAAAGGAAATAGCACAGCAAAATCTGCGAGAAAAACTAGTACGAAAGTTCAAAATACAACCGAGAAACCTAATTATTCGGCAAAAGCTAGAGCTAAAAATATAAATGAGATGACCGATGCCGAGCTCAATTCATATATAAACCGCATAAGACTTGAGCAAACTTATTCGCAAATTACCGCTTCGCCAAAGAAAATAAGCAAAGGAAAAGCGTTTACGAATTATGTTGCCAAAAATGTGTTGCTTCCGACTGCAACGAATTTGGCAAAAGGCACGTTGGAGTATGCTGGAAAAACAGCGATTAATAAAGCAGCCAAAAAGCAAGGATATGGAAACGTTTTTTAATATGAATGAAAAAAAAGATAATAAATAGATTTAATTTGCGATGTTTAATAGTTTTGTTGAAACTCGTGTAGTTACTTCGAAATAGTAAGCGGCATCGGCATCAGACATTGTTTCGGTGTCGTATGCTTCCAGTGCAGACATATAGTCGGAATATTTGTCCATGTATTCAGCATATTCATTGAGCCAGGTCATATCTGAAGCATCGGCGGAATCTAGCTTTTCCATAAAGTCTATATATTCGTCAAAAAACGCTTCGTATTCATCGAGAAAGCGTTTTAGTTTTGGGTCAACAGTATTGTTCGAGCGTACTTCGACTTCCGAAGCTTGAGATTGCGAGGAACTAGAAGACGGCTTAAGCTCCGGTTGATTTGAAGAAGCTGATATTTTTGAAGACGATGATGCAGAAAAATTAGATGTGCTCGAAGATGAACCACCGATGAAGTGCGTGATGATGCTGCAAATCAAAACGAAAACGACCAAGTATCCGAGACACCCTAGGCATCCGGCTTTATGTTTTGGTTTGTCTGGTTCTGGCGTATCTTTTATTGTTTGTTTTTTATTGGATTTCTTTTTAGCCGGTTTTGATGCGATGGATTTCGACGGCTGGGTTTCGGTGTTTGCATCTGAATCTAAGTTTTCTATTAAGTCTAGCATAGCCGTAGCCTGCTCTGAGGCTATGTCGTCTTCAGATTTTGGGGTTTCATTTGAAAAATCTTCTGGGCAGTCTAATATGTTTTGATTCGAGCTGTTAATATTTTTGTTTTTCATGATTGCACCTCACGCAAAAATTATCTTAGGTCGATGATATCATATTATGAACTTAATGTCAACAAGATTGTTAGCGGTGAGGCGTATTTATATGAAAATGTTTTGGTGTAAAAATATGAATAGATTGGCAAACACTTACATTGCCCATTATTCTGGCGATGGTGCATCTAAAAATCATAAATATGTTATGCGGGTACGCGTTGGTAGTTATCCCGACGGTACAAAAAAGTTCAGATATTTTTATACTATGTCAGAATTTAACAGATGGGCAAAGGCTAAAGGAAAAGTAACGACTTTAGATAACGGCGGCATGATAAATAAAGATTTGTTAGGGACAGAAGACCCTTACGAGGATTATAAAAGCGCTGGTGTTAGTGATAAAGATAATTATTATTCTATAGATAAAGTATCAAATCGTGCGAAATCTGATAGAATAATTAATAACGCGAAACATCGCAAGTTTGCTGAAGCGTATGCCCAAAACGTTAATGCTAGAGTTTATGCGTCGAGGAAAAAACGTAATGCTGGGGCTACTTTTGTGGCTAAGATTTTGAACAGATGATATTAAAATAGGTGGAGTTTGATATGTATTACATAAGTCATGATGGTTCACAAAAAAAACAAAGTACAAATCATAAATATTATGAGAGAGTACAAATAGGTTTAAAAGACGGTCATGCCCAATATCGGTATTTTTATACCAAAGAAGAGTATGATGCATATATGCGTCCGCTAAGGGATAAAATTGACAAAGACAAATACGAACAGTTTGAAAAGTACAAACCGTCTACCCAAATAAAAGAAGCTATAAAGTCTGCTCCTTCGAAAGCAAAACAAGGGGCGGCAGAAATTCAGCGAGATTTAAATACCGCTAAAAATAAGACCAAACGAAATTTGAACCTTGCTAAAAATAAATTGCAACGTTTTAAGAAAAAGACCGAAAGAGCACTGAAACAAAGCATAAAAGAAATACCGTCCAAAACCAAGAAACTTGGTCGAGACACGGTAGACCGTATTGTATATAAAACCGAGAACGGTCATACTGAGAGCATAGGCGGTCAGCTTGTTGTTAGAGAAAATAAAACCAATCGCTTTACCGGCCAAAAGTATACTAAAGTATATAATACTGGAATAAAAACTTTAAATAAAAAGAAACGTAATAAATAAGTTAAACTATATATGTGCTATAGAGTTCTTACTGATTTCCGTATGTGGTAAAAGCGATTTAACGATTAAACAGATATTTTTACGGAGGACTTATGGATGTTTGTTTCAAAAAAAAACAGATGAAATAACGCATTTTTCACTTGGCAAATCCAAAGACAAGCATAAATATGTGGCACGAGTGGTTGCCGGTAGGAAACCAAACGGCACTACTGCTTATAGGTATTTTTATACAGACGAAGAATATAACGCGTATTTGGATGAACAAATATCACGGATATATGATAAACGATATGCTGAAGTAACAGAACCGTATGGGACAAATGTTGTTTCTTTTGCATATAATCCTAAGGTAAATAGCGTGAAAGAAAAGCAGATGTCTAGATTAAGCGATATAGGTGTTCATGGTTCTTCAATGAATGGCAATACAACTACAGGCTATTTTAACGTACATAGAAAAAATCAGAAAGATCTTGAGGAATTAAAAGTTAAACAAGCTGAAGAGCGCGATGCTCAGAGAAAGTTTTCGAACAGAGCGAAAAACAGAGCGAAGATAATTAAGAAATCGCTATCGAACAAAGTTCGTGCGATAAAAAACAGAACCAAGGTTAAGGGTAAAAAGTTTATTAATAAAATAATAATAAGTTCTAAGGACCTTAGATAAAATTACATACACGAGACAATAATTCCAGAAACTAAGATAAACGAAACATTTGTTCGGGAAGCTCCTAACGGGAAAATAAAAAAGAAAAGGTAATATTTGATAATGGTTTCATAAACGTTATCTAGAAAAATTGATTTTTGGAGGATACCGTCTTCAAAATGGCAATAATGGACAGATTTAAGAACGCCTGGAATGCGTTCCGTAACAAAGACCCTACTTTGGACTACTCGCCCGAGGTAGGGTCTAGTTATTTTTATAGGCCGGATAGAATACGTTTTCGGTATAGTACGGATAGAACTATTATTGCTTCGATATTCAATAGGATAGCATTGGATGTCAGCACGAGCGAAATAGTTCACGGTAGGGTTGATAAGGACGGAAGACTTGTTGATGAAATATCGGATGGGCTGAACGAATGTTTGACTCTTTCTGCCAATAAGGACCAGACGTCCAGAGCATTTATACAAGACTTAGTGCTCTCGATGTTTGATGAAGGCGTTGTCGCTGTATGTCCTGTCGATTCGAATATACCTAAAAAAGCTAGAAGTATATTTGAAACTGAGAGTTTTGATGTACTTTCTATGCGCGTTGGAAAAATAACGCAGTGGTACCCAAATTATGTCGATGTTGAATGCTACGACGATAACACTGGGCAGAAAAGGACACTACGATGGCCGAAACGATGCGTGGCGATAATAGAAAATCCTTTTTATGCTGTAATGAATGAGCCAAACAGCACATTAAAGAGACTTAATTATAAGATGGGTTTGCTAGACTCTATCGATGAAGAAAACTCCAGCGGTAAGCTGGACCTTATAATTCAGCTGCCTTATGTAATAAAAAGCGAAGCACGAAAATTGCAGGCTGAACAACGACGTAAAGATATTGCCGAACAGCTTTCGACGAATACTGGTTCTAAATACGGTATAGCTTATACCGATGGAACGGAAAAAATAGTTCAGCTTAACCGCAGCCTCGGAAACAATTTGCAGGACCAAATACAAGATTTGACCTCTCAGGTATATACGCAGCTTGGAATGACGCCGGAGATATTAAACGGCACGGCGTCCAACGAAGTCATGACGAATTACATGGATAGGACAGTCGAGGTTATTGTGGCCGCAATTTGTAACGAGTTTACGCGTAAATTTCTTTCACGTACCGCAAGAAGTCAGGGGCAGACGATTTATTATTATCGTAATCCGTTCCGCTTTTTGACTGTCGATAAGATAGCTACTATTGCTGATCCGCTTACAAGAAATAGTGTTCTTAGTTCTAATGAAGTGCGTCAGCTTATTGGCTTCAAACCTGTCGATAATGAGAGGGCTGACGCACTGCAAAATAAGAATATGCCCGAAAGCGAAGCTCCGCCTATTTACGCAGATGGCAGCATGAATAAGGAAACTGACGAAAATAGCGGAACCGAAGTTCAAAATAAAAACCAAACCGAACGAAATAATGGAATCGCTAACCAAGAACTTAGCATGGATGACTATATCCAGATAGGCAAAGACGCATTAGGGATATAGAGGAGACGATAATATGGCAATTTATGATTTTGCCGGTTATGTCACGAAAAATGATATTCGTTGCAATGATGGCGTGATTATACGCAGAGACGCTTTCGTTGACCAGGATGGCGAGACGGTGCCTTTGATATGGCAACATATACATGATGATCCGGAAGCAGTTATTGGTCAAGTGCTATTGCAAAATAGACCGGATGGCGTTTATGGATTTGTGAAGCTTAATGACACTGAGTCTGGCAAAGCAGCAAAAGCTATTGTGGATGCTGGGGATGTTACGAGCATGAGCATTTGGGCTAATAATCTCAAACGCGCTGGAATGAATAGAAAAGATATTGTTCATGGCGTTATTAGGGAAGTAAGCCTTGTGCTTAGCGGCGCCAATCCTGGAGCACAAATAGAAGCGACGAATATTGCACATGACGATACCGGAGAGTGGGACGAAGGTATTATATGGACCGATGGCGTGGTGCTTGGTGCTGATATTCCTGATGAAATAGAACATAGCGCAAGTAACGCAAAATCCGACGAACAACAGAATAAAAGTGAGGAAAAGAATATGGCTGAAGCAACTACTGTAGAAAAAGAAAATAAGGAAAAGACCATTGGTGAAATTATCGAGAGTATGACTGAAGAGCAGAAAAATGTTATGTATGCGCTTGTTGGTCAGGCACTTGAACAGGGCGGCGATGATAACGAAGACGAGGATGACGAAGAGGAGGACGACACTGTGCACCACAATGCGTTTTATGATACCGAGAATAAAATAAATGAGCGTAATGACGTTATCAGCCATGACGCTATGATGGAAGTTATGAAGGATGGTCTGCGCTGTGGTTCTCTGCGTGAGGCGGCTCGTCGTCATAATATGGAAGATATTGATTATATTCAGCATGATGACCAGACCTATGGCATGGTTAATACTGACTATCTCTTCCCTGATTATAAATCTCTTACCAATGTCCCGACTTTTATTAGCCGCGACATGGATTGGGTTAACGCGCTGATGAACCCGATTCGTAAGACTCCGTTCTCCCGTATTAAGAGCCTCCATGCCGATATTACTGCTGATGAAGCTCGCGCTATGGGTTACATAAAAGGCAAGCTTAAGAAGGATGAAGTATTTACGCTTCTTAAGCGCACTACTGACCCCCAGACTATTTACAAGAAGCAGCGCATGGACCGTGATGATGTAAGTGATATTACTGATTTCGACGTTGTCGCGTTCCTTAAGGGCGAAATGCAGGTAATGCTTAAAGAGGAGATTGCACGCTGCATTTTGGTTGGCGATGGCCGCACCGCTGCTAGCGAGGAACATGTGTCCGAGACTCATGTTCGTCCTATTTGGACCGATAGTGACCTTTATACTATTAAGTCTACCGTTACTGTTGCTTCTGATGCGACTGATGACGATACTGCTAAGGCTCTTATTAAGGCAGCTGTTAAGGCTCATGTTGATTATAAGGGTAGTGGCAACCCGATTATGTTTGTTGCCGAGAGCGTGCTGACCAATATGCTTCTTCTTGAGGATTCTATTGGTCGTCCTCTTTATAATGATATTAATGCTCTTGCTTCGAAGCTGATGGTGTCTAGTGTTGTCGGCGTTCCGGTAATGGCTAATCTTACCCGTACTACCGATGATGGGAAGACTGCTACTCTTGCAGCAATTATTGTCAATCCGCGCGATTATACTATCGGTTCTGACAAGCGCGGCCAGACTTCTCTATTCGAGGATTTCGATATCGACTACAATCAGATGAAGTACCTTATTGAGACTCGTATCTCTGGCGCTATGACTATGCCTTACGGCGCAATTGCTCTGGAGACTGTTACTTCATCTACTTAAGTTAGCTAATACTAACCCAAAAATGGCGGTGAAAAATTCAAAATGAAATTTGCCGGAAAAGTTGGATACGTTACAGCCGAGGAAACAGCACCAGGAGTGCATACCGAGCAGGCGGTAGAAAAATTTTATTACGGCGATGTCACAAAGAATTACCGCCGATGGGAAAATGGCGAAGGCGTTAATAACAATCTCAATATTTCGAACATAATAAGCATAGTTGCTAATGATTATGCGTACGAACATGTTGGAGAAATCCGGTATGTTTGGTGGCTCGGAAAAAGATGGTGCGTTAACGGCTTAGATATAGAACGACCTAGAATTATATTAACGCTGGGAGGATTATACGATGGCGGCTAAACGCACGGATTTGCACAAGCTACTGTGCGAAATAACTGATAATGTATATTTTCAACCTCCAGCGACTATAAAATTAAATTATCCATGCATCGTTTACTCTCTTAATGGCGATAGGCCTCGACGCGCGGATAATATTAAATACTATTTCAAAAAGAGATATACAGTAACGGTTGTCGATCGGGATGCAGATAGTGAGCTGCCGGATAAGGTCGGTGTTCTTCCGTATTGCACTTTTGACAGGGTATACGCAGGTGATGG